CCCTTAATCCCTCCCCAACCCCCGGTTCCGAGCCTGACGGCTCGGCCGGCGATGCCGGGCAGGCGGGCAGCGAGGCGGCGGAACTGGCTCGGTCGAACCGGCAAGCCCTGCTGACGATCGGCGTGGACCTGATCAGCGCCAACACCGGCCGGTCCCGCCGCTCGGCGCGCGCCCTCATCGGCCATTGGCTCGGGATTGCCCGGGACGAGGCCGCGGTGGTGCTCGACGTGATCGAGGACGCCGATGGGCGCGAACTGGCCGATTTCTCGACCTGGGTGGAGTTTCGGCTCCGCAGGCGCCGGCAGGAACTCGACCGGCCCCCGGATCGCGACCCGCCGTTCAACGGCCCCCGCGGCGGCGGCCGCCACTCACCCGCCAACGTCACCGGCCTCGCCGGCCGCCTTGTCCGCCTCCACGAGCAATCCCTAGCCGGAGCCTTCGATGTCGAACCGCCTTCCGTCGATGCGAACTCTGCCGGCGCTGAGCCAAGTCGAGGCGAAGATTCCGGCCTTGCGTGGCAGGCTGGTTCCGGTGGACGGCCAGCCGAACCGCTTTTGCGTGCGGCGGGATATGGCGGTCACGACAGCCGAGCGTCGAGCGCTCTGCGCCGTCGCCGAGCGTCTTGAGCTGGAGCGGAAAGCCCCCGCGGACACCAAGGCCGTCGATGTCGTGGTCTCGCGGGTCCTGCTGGGCTTCGAGTTGGGTCGCGGTCGCGAGGAGGTCAGCGAAGAGATCTTCGTGAACGAGTACATCAAGGGGCTGGCTGGCCTCCCGCTCTTCGCTATCCATGGCGCGGGCGAGCGCTTTCGGTCTGGTGAGACGATCATCACCTGGAATCGGGCCTTTCGCCCGTCGCCGGCCGAGTTCGCCGAAGAGGCGCGCCGCGGTCTGTTCCTGCACAATCTCAAGCTCGTCCACGTCCGCCAGATCCTCGACGCTGAGGTTGTCGAGCCGCCGTCCGAAGCGGACCGGGCGAAGGTTGAGGCGATCGCTGCGAACTGGCGCGACACGCGCGCCACCACCGATGCCGAGCGCGAACGGGCCCATCCCGCGCCGGAGGAGGTCGCGCAGGCTCGCGAGGCGCACCTCCACCATCTCGGCGCGCAACTCCGTGACGCGGCCGACGGCGCCACGCTGGGCCGGCTGATGGGCCGCCTCGAGGCGAAGGCGCCGCGACAGGGGGCGGAGGTCGCATGAGCGCCGCCCTCGCCCTCACCGACGCGCAGCAGCTCGCCGCCTCGTGGCGCATCGGCGTGTGCAGTCTGCCGGAGGACCGCGTGTCGTGTCCCGGCATGATCTGGACGGCGCCGGGCGCGAGAGGGCGCTCCGGCGTCTGGCCGGCGGTCCGTAAGGCCATGCTCGCATTCATCGACGAGTGGGGCGAGGACGCCGCGCGCCTGGGCTGGTCGACGGAAGCGCTGTTCGGCGTCCATCGGCTCGCCGGGGCCTATCGCGTCGATTCCGTGGGCGCCCTGGTCACTCTCTATCCCCGCCGCTGCGTCGCCCTGTGCGAGCGGGAAATCCACCTCGAGCGCCGCGGCTCGATCACTGTCGCCACCGCCCTGACCAACCCGGCCGACTCGGTGCCGATCTGGCTGTTTCGGACGTGAGGAGAGCACCCATGGATGCGATCGAGAAGCTGGGACGGCCCTGCACCCGTGGGGAAATCGGGGAGGCGATCGAGGCGCTACCTGCGGCCCTCGCCCGCTACGCGGACGAGGCGGAAGCGCAGATCCGCGCCATGGGGATCGAGCCGCCGGCGCGATGCGCCTCGTGCGCTTTCACCGCCGGCACCTTCCCGAACACGAAGGCACCAGCGACCGCCCTCGACGCCCTAAAATGCCTCGTCGAGGATCATCCTTTCGGGTGCCACCACGACAAGGGGCCCGACGGCAAGCCGACGCGCCTCTGTGCCGGTTTCCGCATGGTTATGGCGGCCAAGACGGGGCCGAAGCTCGAACGGGCGCCGTGGGCATGGTCCGATGAGTTGGTCGGACGTAGTGGGGAGGCGGCCGACCCATGCCCGTCGTCCTGATCCTCCTGGCCGTCTCCGCGCCGGAGCGGCCGTTCCCGACGATGCAGGCCTGCGCGGAGGCCGCGCCGGCAATCGCGCGGCGGGCCGGGCGTGGGGTCATGCCGGTCTGTGTGACCGTTTCGCCGACCGTGCGGCGGGGCCGCTGACGGGAGCCCACATCAGGATCGTATGCCGCCCCGGATCGAAGGACCTGACCCGCCTGCCCGTCGCGCTGATCCGTGGACCCGTGCCGATGTCGAACGCTGGCTGAAGACTGCGTTCCGGGCGATGCCCTACGCGCCGATCTACGCCCCGCGCGGAAGCACGCTCCAGGTGGCGGCCGGCGTCACCCCAGACGCGACCTTCGACCTGTTGGCGTTCTCTGGCACCGTTCTCGGCGAGAAGAGCGAGGAACGGCATATCCTGCTGTTGTGGGCGCGATCGATGGCGACCGGCGGCGGGGTCGGCGGTTCCGTCTCGGAATACTGCCTGCGGACCGGGCGCAGCCGCGCGACGTTCGACCGTATCAGGATCAGGGCCTGCGAGCGGATCGTCGAGGCGAAGAACCGCGCCGACAGCCAAGACGACGCGCCTCGTTAATACCTCTTGACGGTGAGGAAACCGGCGCACGATCCCGTGAATAACGGGCGCCCGATCCGGTTGTGCCCTCCTCGAGGTCTGGCTCGTGTCCGTCGCCTCTTCATCCATCTCCATCTCTGCAACCCGCAAGCGCGGACGCGCCGCGCCGTCCCGCCGCCCGCTGCCGCGCCTTGCCAGTGATCGCGAGGTCGTCGTCGGCCGCGCCAACGTTCCCGATCCGTGGGACCCGGGCGCCTACCGCGAAGTTCAGGTCAATCGGCGTGTCGACGTCCTGGCGCAGGAGCTTGCTGCCAAGCGCATCGAACGGGCCGAGTTCGAGGTCGGCCGGATGATCCAGGCGGTTTTCGAGCGCGGGTCCGGTGCTCGCCTCGGCTCCGGCGGCTGGTCGCAAGGTGGGTCCCGAGACCAAACCATCGCGCACGAGCTGGCGATCATCTACGCGCTCGACGATGCCGAACGGGTCCGCAAGTTCACCGCCCGGCTCCAGGAGGCCATCGGCGGCGTCGGGGTCCGCTTCCTCCGCGCCATCCTGGCGGAGGGCCACAGCTTCGCAGCCTACGCCGCGCGCACCGGCAAGGGTTCGGGCGATCGGGCGGCGACCGATGTGGCGAAGCGGTTCCGGTGGCTCCTGGAGGCGCTGACCGAAGCACAGCACACCGCGACGGGGGCGACGGGGCAGGCGATCCGGGCCACGCCGCAGCCTCGACAGGTTGGGCGAAACGCTACACTTGATACATTGTCCTAAGACGCGCGCCCGAAACCTCAGGTCGCCGGGCGTCCATTTGTCCTTTTTGGCTACCACTCCACTTAAAGGCAACGGCGTGGACCCCAAAAAATGTTAGGCTATATTAATAACTGGCGGGATATGGGCCACGCCTAACAACGCGCTGATAGTACCCGCTGCTCTTATAGGGTTCGCCCTTAAGTATTATTGCAAATTGTCTCGGCGTGCAGAAAGTAATGGTGTCCCGAGTAAATCCAACGATATTACTTAGGAAGCAAGGCTCGTTGCTGTCATTTAGCCGAGAAAATTTTCTTTTAACATCCGGACAATAGGTCATAAAGCCTGACGGGGCATATTGTACTTGAGCACATTCAGATGCACTGCTGTTTTTAACGTCTTTTGTTTCTAAAGTAATTTGTGCTGGCTTTTCCAATCCGCGAGGTGGATTATTGTCAGTCGGCTTTTTTTTGTTGGCAGTTTGCTTTTTTTCATTTTCACAAATTTCAATGGCAGGACTGCAAGCTGATTTGCATTCCGGGGAATCTTTTGCTGAAAATTCTTCGCATATATTGAAACATTTCGTTTGCTGATCGCATGCCGATGCCTCTGCCTTGTTGCCGCTGACAATACTAGCTAAAGCCACAAACACATAGATTGTTTCTTTTGAGGCCATTTTTCAATTCCCGCATTGAAGAGGAAGTTTTCTAGCGCAGAGACTTTTACAACTTGATGCGAGCCCACCGACTGTCGACATCCTGGCTTTACAGTCTGTTTCACACGATAGACAAGCGGTCTTCTCGTTTTGATTGACAATCCCTGTACATTGATTGCCACTGCGAACAATATACCATCCCTTCTCAGATCCCGAATTTTTGATTGTTAATGAGGCTTGCATGTTGCAACAGGTCTGTTTATCAACGGCTTCGTTTAAACATTTATCGTAATATTCGGCTCCAGCACTATAGCCATTCGTTTGTTCAACTATTTTTTTCATTCTTTGGCAATGTGCGGAATCGGATGAATAGGATAGATGACAAGTGTTCGATTGAGCATGCGACACTGATGCGCCAATAAGAAGTCCAACGATAGCTACCACTATTTGTATCATGTTATGTTCCTATAAGGTGAGCGCTTATTTATAATCACGGAACTCATATTGACCGTTTATTGCGTCTTTATAGTACTTGATACCTTTTATGAATGTTTTTTCGAGACAAATTGGATCGCGCCCGCATAAGCGGCGCTCCCGCATGAGGCCTTGAGCTAGTATTAATGCGGCGTCCTTGCCGAGCAGTCCCACGGAATACCTAAATAATATAGCTGAGGTTAGCTCCAGTTTTGCCAAATTTTCATTTGAACAAATCGCAATTTCGTCTGATCGAGTTGCTTTGTTGCAGGTAAAACTAGTTTTTGCATGCGCAGGGATGGATAATAGTACAAGGCTGGTTATCAAAAAACCGACAACGTTCTTCGACATGGCATCGTTTCCGAATCAATTACATAACAAGTAATCCATTAAATCGATTTGAGCAACCGGAGTGGTTTCACGATTAGTGGCTGTTATCAATTTTTTATTTTATCAGATTTCTGATCATGTGCAGATTGATGAATTATATAAATCGAAAACTATATTGGTTTATTAAACAGCTCTAATTTATAGAATTATTGAAGTAAATGCACGCAAAAATTATTGTTTACAAATCCAACTCAATGATAAAAATGCCAATCAAAATTAGAGCGACTGTAGAACGCTGTGTGCGGAAACGGCGATATAAATCCTAGTGTTGCCATCAATAAAAAATATGTTGAATTAGAGCCTGATCCAATATGACACCTATATGCAGAAACGGAAAGCGATCTAACACTTGACCCGTCGGGCGAAACACTGCATCTCACTATCTGTCGCGAGACGCGCGCCCGGGGCCTTCCAGCCGCCGGGCGTTTTGCTGTCCGCTCCCCCGATACTGCGCACCTCCCCACAGCCTAGGAGTTGCCCTGGCAGGACGGCTGCCGGCTTTCATGGCATGATCGGTCCTCGATGAGCGCGCACGCCACCCTCACGGCGATTGAGCAGGAGACCGAAGCCTTCTGCCGCCTGCGTTTCACCGACGCCGCCAGCTACCTCGAAGAGAAGGACGCGTTCTGCAAGCGGGTCCGCGCGCTGGTGCGCAAGGGTCGGCAGCAGGTCGGCGTGCCTGAGATGCTGAGCCTCGGCACAGGTCGGCGCACCTATGGCGGGCGGTCGTTCACCGTCGAGTTGCGGATGGGTCGGGGTCGGAAGGCAGGCTGAGCCCCGATCAAAACCCAATCAAGAACGGGTCGGCAAACGCGGATTTCCAAGGTCTCCTGAGATCCTGGAAAACGGGCCAAATCCTCGTCGACTTGGCGCGAAAAGCGCTGCAAAAACATAGGCTTACAAGTGGTCACAGGCTCAAAGCGCTTGGGCCGCTTGAGGGCCCGGACCAAAATCCTAACCGAGACCAAGGCGGCAAGGGCGCCGCGGGCCGTTGGATACTTGCGCGTCTCCACTGAGGAGCAGGCCGCGACCGGTCACGGCCTCGATGCGCAGGAGAAGCAGGTCCGCTCCTTCGCCGAGAGCCAGGGTTATGACCTAGTCGAGGTCCTGACCGATCCCGGCATCTCAGGCGCGACGAAGCCGATTGAACGCCCCGCGTTCAGTCGTGTGGTTGCCCTTGCGGAAGCGGGCGCGCTCGACGTCCTCCTCGTCGCCAAGATTGATCGGCTGTCCCGCGACATCCGACACGCGATGACGACGGTTTCCGATCTCGCCGAGCAACACGAGGTCGCGTTCCGGTCGGTGACGGAATCGGTCATCGACACGTCGAACCCGATGGGCCGGACCTTCTTCGCGATCTTCGCCGGCATGGCGGAGAACGAGCGGTTCGTGATCCGGGACCGGACGGCAGGCGGGCGCCTCGCCAAGGCCGGCAAGGGTGGGTTTGCCGGGGGCGCCGCGCCCTATGGCTACGAAAAGGATTTGCAGGGCGGGCTTCGCGTCCTCGAGGAGCAGGCCAAGATCGTCCGCCGCATCTACCGCGAGCGGCGCCAGCGCCGGACCCTCCAGGCCATCGCGGACGGGCTGAACGCCGATCGCATCCCCTCGCCGAGCGGCGGAACGTGGCGGGTCTCCTCCGTCTCGTACCTGCTCGACAATCCGAAATACCGCGGCGCCGTCGAGTACCTATTCCGATGGAACGGGGCCGAGACGCACGTCCTCCAGCCTGGTTCGCACGAGGCCATCGTCGGATGAGCGCTTCCCCCATGTCGCGCGCGGAGGCGATCGCCCTCGGCCGCACCGAGCCGGCCGCATCCGCCTACGGCGCGCACATGCGCGATCCCAGCGCGATCCGCCGTGAGGCCGAACGCGTCCGCATCCTGATGGCGGTGTGCCGCCTGCCGGCCGCGACGCCCGTGCTCGTCACCACGCCCGCCGACGACGTCGCCACCGATCCGGTGGAGCTGCGTCGGCTCGCCCTTTCGAGGTTCAGCCTGTGACTGCCTTCGCCATCTACTTCGGCGCCGGCGCTCGCCGTCGCTACCTCACCCACGCCGAGACCGAAGGCGACACCGCCAACGGCTGGCGTCCGCTGGTGTGGACCCGGGATGCGGCGCGCGCCGAGAAGTTCGGCTCCGCCGATGCTGCCCGCTCCTTCGCCGTCGAGCGCCTCGGACATTCGCTGTTCAGCGTCGGCGTCGTGCCTGGCGGCGGCCTGCCGACCGGCGATCTCGGGGGCACGCCGGCCGCCATGCGGGCCGCCGCCTGATGTCGGTCGCCGAGCAACGCCTCGAGGCCGCTCGCCGCGCGCTCGACGTGGCCCGCGACGCCCGCGAGGCTAACCACAACGCCGAGACCGCCCTGGCCGTCGCCAGCGCGCAACTGCGGTTCGACGAGGCCCGCCGGGCGCTCGTTCGGGAGGAGTGGTTCTGATGCACACCGCCGATCCCCGCCCGCCCCGGCTTGACCCGCTGTGGCTCGCCTTCGGCCTCGTGCCGCTGCTGTTCGTACTCGGCTCGTCCGCCCCGGTGAAGGCGGAGGTCCTGGGCTTCCGCGTCGAGGCTCGCGCCTGCCGCGGTGAGGTCTGTCGCCCGCTGCTCGGGTCGGGTCGGATGATCGGCGGTCGTTACGCCTGCGACGGTCGCGCCGCTCGCCTCCAGGATCTCGCGGCCGTCCTGCCGCCCGCCGCGCTCGGCCTGCCGGTCGGTCGGCTGCCGTGGCGCGTCACCGCTCGATGCGTCGGCGTCGAGGGGATGGCGCGCGCATGATGGGCGTCGGCTCCCGTGTCCGGCTCAACTCCGGCAAACGTCAGATGCTCGTCGTCGACTTGGAGCTCTATCCGCGCCGCTTCCTGTGCGCGTGGCCCGGTGGCGAGCGCTGGTTCCCGGCGGCCTGCCTGACGCTGGTGGCATGATGCTGTCTCGCCCGCGGCCTCCGGAAAGCCTGCTCGGCACTGAGGGCGCGCTCACGCTCACGCCCGTCGAGCCGGCACACGACCTGGAGGCTTGGGCCCGCGCGACCTTCATCGACGAAGGTGCGCTGCTCCTGAACGAGGAACACACGCACCTCCGCGACGCCCGGCTCGGGATGCTCTGGTGCGCGCTCCCGAATGAGCGACAGGGCAACGCCGTCGTCGGCCTGTGCGAGGAAGCGACCTTCATCGGCAATCGCTGGGCGAAGGCGCGCTGGACGCAGCAAATCATGGCCTGGTTCGGCGACGTGCCAGACTTCCTGCTCACCTTCGATGCCGGATTCGCGGACCAAGCTGACGACGCCACGTTTTGCGCCCTCGTCGAGCACGAGCTGTTGCACGCTGGCCAGAAGAAGGACGCTTGGGGCGCGCCGCGCTTCAACAGCCAGACCGGCCGCCCCGTGTTCGGCATCCGTGGCCATGACGTCGAAGAGTTCGTCGGCATCGTCGAGCGGTACGGCGTCGGCCCGGCGGCGGGTCGGACGCGGGCGCTCGTCGAAGCCGCCGCACGGGCCCCGCTGATCTGCTCGGCGGACATCAGCAGCGTGTGCGGCACCTGCCGGCGGCCTTGACGGGACCTTGACGCTTCCGATGAGCGCGAACGCACTGTCTGACGAGGTGAAACGCTTCGTCGTTCAACAACTTGCGATGTTCGAAACCCCCTCCGAGGTGGCGAAGGCCGTCAAAGAAGAGTTCGGCATCGAGACGACGCGCCAGGCCGTCGAAGCCTACGACCCGGGCAAGCGCGCGGGGGCGGCGCTGTCGCAAGAATTCCGCGACCTGTTCGAGGCCACGCGCGCAAATTTCCTCGCCGATACGGCGGCGATCGCGGTCTCGCACAAGGTGGTGCGCCTGCGGACGCTCTCCCGCCTGATTGAGACGGCCGAGAAGCGCGGTAACGCCGTCCTCGTGGCTTCGCTGCTGGAGCAGGTCGCGAAGGAATGCGGGGACGCCTTCACGAACAAGCGACAGGTTGAGGCGAGCGGCAAGGATGGCTCACCCCTCGTCGCCGGCATCGCCGTCACCTTCATCGACGGCCCTGGCAAACCCGGCTGAGTTCCCGCGCAAGCTGGCGTTCCTGTTCCGGCCGAAGCGGTACAAGATCGCCAAGGGTGGGCGCGGGGGCGGGAAATCCTGGGCCTTTGCTCGGGCGCTCCTGATCCTCGGTGCGGAGCGGAAACTCCGGATTCTTTGCGCCCGCGAGTTCCAGAATTCGACTGCGGACAGCGTGCACGCGCTGCTGAAGGACCAAGCCGAGAAGCTCGGGCTGGGCCACTTCTATCAGGTCCAGCAAACGCGGATCATCGGGGCGAACGGCACCGAATTCTCGTTCGAGGGCCTTCGGCATAACGTCACGAAGATCAAGTCTTACGAGGGCGTCGACATCTGTTGGGTCGAAGAGGCCCGCACCGTCTCGAAGTCGTCCTGGGACACGCTGATTCCGACGATCCGCAAACCGGGTTCGGAAATCTGGATCAGCTTCAACCCGGAGCTTGCAGAGGACGAAACGTACAAGCGTTTCATTGCGCACCCGCCGACAAATTCGGAAGTCGCGACCATCAATTGGTATGACAATCCGTGGTTTCCGGTGGAGCTACAGCAGGAAGCGAAAGACCTGCTGGCCCGCGACCCGATCGCCTATGAGACGGTCTGGGAGGGGCACTGCAAGCAGGTCCTCGACGGCGCGATCTACTCGAACGAGATCCTGGCGGCGACGCGGGACGGGCGCTTCACCAGCGTTCCGTTCGATCCTTCGAAGCCGGTGCACACGTTCTGGGATCTGGGTCGGGCGGACAAAACCTCGATCTGGTTTGCCCAGATGGTCGGCTTCGAGTTCCGGCTGATCGACTATTACGAGAACCGCGGCTTCGCGCTCGAGCACTACCTCGACAAGCTCAAGGCGCTCTCCGAGGAACGCGCCTACGTCTACGGGGAGAACTGGCTCCCTCACGACGCGCAGAACGAGCTTCTGGCCTCGAAGCGCACCATCGAGCAGCAACTCTGGGACGCCAAGTACCGGGTCCGCATCGTGCCTCGCCTGACCGTCGCCGCCGGCATCGACGCCGCGCGCCAGGTGTTCGGTCGGTGCTTCTTCGATGAGACCCGCTGCGCCGATGGGCTCCAAGCGCTGCGGAACTATCGCTACGACGTGGATCCCGACACGCAGCAGTTTTCGAAGAACCCGCTGCACGATTGGGCCAGCCACGGCGCCGACGCCTTCCGCTACTTCGCGGTCGGCATCGCTAAGCCGCGCGCGCCCGATGAGACGGTGGCGGGCCCCAACGACGTTTATGCGCGCCGCCGTCGCGAGCGCGCCAGCACCTCACAAGGATCGGGTTGGGCGGCATGACGGACACCCACGCCGATCGCGAGCCCGCGTCCGCTGAGGAGCGGGCCGCCCTCGAAGATGCCGCGCTGCTGCGCAAGTTGCAGGGGTGGTTCCGCGCCGATCGCGATGCCTCCTCGAAGTGGAGGTCTGAGGCTCGGATCGATTACGATTTCGTGGCGGGTGAGCAGTGGGCGCCGGAGGATGCGGCCGCGCTGCGGGAGCAGGGTCGGCCCCCGATCACGTTCAACCGCGTCCTGCCGGTCATCAAGGCGGTTGCGGGCTCCGAGGTCAACGCGCGCCAGGACATCCAATACCTGCCGCGCGAGGTCGGTGACGGCGCCCTGAACGAGCTGCTCACCGAAGGCTCGCGCTACCTCGCGGACGAGGCTGAGGCGGAGGACGAGGAATCCGACGCCTTCGTCGACTGCGCGATCTGCGGGCTCGGCGTCGTCGAGATGCGGCTCGATTACGAGATCGATCCGGACGGCGCGTACTGCGAAGATCGAGTCAACCCGCTGGAGATGTTTTGGGACGCCTCCGCGGCGAAGCGGAACCTCTCGGATGCCCGCCGGATCTTTCGCGCGAAGAGCATGGATCGCCTCGAAGCGGAGGGGCTGTTCCCCGATACCGATCCGTCCGTGCTCGATGCGGCATGGGCTGAGGATCGCGACGGTGGGAAGCCGCACCGCGAGATCGGGGCCGGCGAGCGTCGCATCGATCGGCCCGGCACCGCCGACGAGGGCACGTCCCGCGTCACGATCGTCGAATGCCAGTGGTGGGAACGGGTCCGCATCGCGGTGGCCATCAACCCGGCCACGGGCGAGACGACCGAGATGGAGCCGGAGCAGGCTGCGGTGCTGGAGCGGCGCGCCAACGTGCTCGCCATGCCGGTTCAGATCGTCCACCGAATGAAGCGGCGCTATCGGCGCGCCTTCCTCGGGACGGAGGTCCTGGAGCAGGGTCCGGCCCCGGCCGGTGACCGTTTCAGCTACGCGTTCCTGACCGGCGACCGCGACCAGAACCGGAATTCGTGGTTCGGCATCGTGCGGCCGATGCGCGATCCGCAGCGCTTCGCCAACAAGTGGCTGAGCCAGACCCTCGACATGCTCAACCGCCAGGCCAAGGGCGGGATGATGATGGAAGAGGGCGCGGTGCCGGACCAAGCCGCGTTCGAAGCCTCCTACGCCAAGCCCGGCGCTATCTCTTGGATGACCGACGGTGCGCTGATGGGCGGCCGGATGAAGGAAAAGCCGCTGCCGGTCCTGCCGTCGGGGCACTGGCAGCTCATGGAGTTCGCCATCGGGTCGATCCGCGACTCGTCCGGTGTGAACCTCGAACTGCTGGGGGCGAAGCAGCAGGAGCAGGCCGGCGTGCTGGAGTACCAGCGCAAGCAAGCGGCCATGACGATCCTGGCCTCGCTGTTCGATGCCCTGCGGCGCGCCCGCAAGCACATTGGCCGCGTGCGCCTCTACTTCATCCAGACGTACCTCTCCGACGGGCGCCTGATCCGCATCGTCGGCGATAAGGGCACCCGCGTCGTGCCGCTCGTGCGAGACAAGACGGCGGGTCAGTACGACGTCGTCATCGACGAGGCGCCGAATTCGCCGAACCAGCAGGAGCGGGTTTGGGCGACGTTCGTGCAAGTCCTGCCGATCATCAAGGACATGATTACCCCTCAGGTCCTCCTTGAGGTGCTGCCCTACTCGCCGTTCCCCGACAGCTTCGTCGCCAAGCTGCGCGAGCTGCTGGCCAACGCGCCGACCGATCCGCATGCCGAGGAACAGCGTCAGATCGCGGTGCGCACCGCGGTGGCGAAAATCGAGGACATGACGGCGGGCGCCGGTCTCAAGGCCGCGAAAGCCGATCGCGAGCGCGGGCTGGCCGAACAGGACCGGATCGACGGCTTCGCGAAGGTGGCGGCCATGGCTGCACCGCCCCAGCCCGCCGCGGCATTCGCGGCCTAACCCTTCCGCACGGTCGGCGCGTCAGTCCGGCCTTCGTCTCCATCACGTTACGAGGAATCGACCATGAACGACGACGCGAACAGTGGCGGCGATGATGCTTTCACGGCTGAGGAACAGGCCGCGTTCGACGCCTATGCGAGCGGCGCTGAGGCCTCTGCCGCGCTCGTAGGCGGCGGTGAGCCGGCGCCGGGTGGCGCTGCTGCTCTCGAGGCGGCCGCGGCTGCTCCTGCTGCCCCTGCTGCCCCTGCGGCGAGCGGTGAGGCTGCCGCGCCCGGCGACGTGGTCGATCCCGACGCGGAAGACGGATCGCCCGAGGAGAACAAGGGCAAGTTCGTCCGTCATGGCGCGTTCCATCAGGAGCGCGAGCGCCGCAAGAACGCTGAGCGCCAACTCGCCGAGTTGCAGGAGCGCTATGCCCGCGGCGACGAGCGCCTGAAGCTCCTGACACAGGCGATGCAGGCCGGTCCGCAGGGCCAGCAGGCCGCCCAGCCGGTGGCGGCTGAGCCCGAGCCCATCCCGGATCCGAACCAGGACATCTTCGGGTACGTGCAGCACCTCGAGAAGCGGCTCGCCGAAATCGCCTCCGGTCAGCAGCAGATGACGGAGGCGCAGAAGCAGCAGGCGGAGGCCGATCGCGAGACCCAGGAGCGCAACAGCATCGTCTCCGCGTTCCAGCGCGATCACGCCCGCCTCGTCCAGGCCGAACCGACCTACGGCGATGCCTACGCCTACCTGATCCACGGTCGCGTTGCCGAGCTGAAGATGTTCGGCCTCAACGACCAGGAGGCCATCGCGCAGGCCAACGCCGACGAGCTGTCCTTCGTCCGCGCCTGCTTCGCCCGCAACGTCTCGCCCGCCGAGCAGGCCTTCGCCCTCGCCAAGTCGCGCGGCTTCACCCCGAAGGCTTTGGAGCCCGCCGCCCCGGCCGCTGCGCACGCCGAGACCGCAGCGGAGCGCCAGACCCGCCTCGCTGCCGGGCAGGCTGCCTCAAAGTCGCTTTCGTCCGCCGGTGGCGCTCCGGCCGGCGAGGTCACGCTCGAAATGCTCGCCTCCATGTCGGAGAGCGAGTTCGAGGCCTTCCAGGCGAAGAACCCGGGCAAGGTCGCCCGCCTCATGGGGGAGGCCGCCTAAGGGCGGTCACCTCGATCGAACGCTGAACGGAGCCCGGCACGATGCCCGCACCCATGGTCACCACGCAGCTCGTGGATCGCTCCGGCAATCCGCTGGGCGTCGCCGCGGCTCCGCTCGTCACCTCGAACGCCCCCGGTGAGGCCCACATCGGGCAGGTCGGCGGCACCACGATCATCTCGACGGGCGTGCTGATCCGCCCGGCCGATACCGCGGACTATGCGGTCGGTGACCTGATCGGCGCCTCGACCGCGCCCGGCGTCGGCAACGTCATGGTCCTGCCGGGCGTGGCCCGCATTCCGGGCGGGACGGGCCGCGTGATCCGGGTTCGGGCGGCGACCAACCAGGCCGCCTTCGTCGGCACCCTGCGGCTTCACCTGTTCAAGACGCTGGTCGCACCGGCCGTCGGCGATAATGGCGTGCTCGCCGCCGCGGTCGCGAACTACGTAAATTATTACGGCTCCGCCGATGTGACGCTCGCGCAGGGCATCCTCTCCGACGGCTCAAAGGGCTTCATGGCCTTCTCGCCGCCGATCGCCTTCGACGTGCCTGCGGGCGCATCGGACATCTACGCCCTGCTCGAGGCCCGCACCGCCTTCACCCCCGCGAGCGGGCAGCGTTTCTCGGTCACGGTCGAGGCGGACGTCGACTGATGCCCGCCAACGTCGGGTATCGCCGCTGGGACCTGCTTGAGCCCGAGGCCATGATCCCGGCCAACATGTACGTCGCCCCGGCGAAGCGCTGGGCGATCCTCGCGCTTGGCGTCGTCGTCGCCATCGTCCTCCTGCCACCCGGCGTGCGCCCAACGCTCCTGAGCGGCCAGACCGCCGTGCTGAGCACCACGCTGCGGGTCGGCGACCGCCCCTAAGC